TAAAAACAAAAGAGGAAAGGCTTACTGCTGTCTCACGACATGTGCTATCCTCCAATCAAAAAGACCTGGCATTTTGCCAAGTCTTAATGGATAGAAGAGTGGTGGGTAATTATCCCATAAGCCTCTCTTGTCGGTGTTAGGAACATACCCTAACATGAGTTACCGACTATACAATAATAGAGTGAGTCAACTCAATAACTCACTCTACATATGTAAAATATTTGTATAAACATAATCATATTTTGATGCATCAAAATTTAATCTCTTTCCATCATTAATAAAACAATACAAACCATCAATAGGTTCACCAATTTCTGTAAAACCAAATAAACGTAATTGGTTTACCATTTGTAGGTCAGATGTTTTTATAAATTTCATGTTGGATTTTTCACAATCCATTTCTCATCACTCCTTATATTAAGAAAGAGAAGGAGATAAGTCCTTCTCTTCAAAATTATCCGTTGCTCTTATCTCTTTTCTCTTCGGACGATTCCCCACTTGTTGTCTGTACATCATCCTTTGGTCTGCCATCTTCTCCGGTTGGATTATCTGTACCAGCGGTAGTAAAAGAACTAGACAGTGGATATTTCATAATATCATGCAATCCCAATACCTGTTCTTCAAAGAATGCCATTGCAAGTGTTTCTTTTTCAGAAATTCCATTAAGAGTGTTATACGCAATTTTATTATTAAATCCATATTGACAAGACTCTAATAAATCTTTTTTAAAAGTATCTTTTGTATAAACACTTACTGGGAAGAATTCAACTCTGCTAGGATTTCCAAGTTGAAGAGATAAGAAACGATTCACCCATGCCTGGGTTTGCGGTAGAAGAGAAGATATTGCATATTCAGTGTTTACTATCTGTGCATATCTAAATGCTTCTGCGCCGGAAATAGTACTACCATTTAAAATCTCTGCACCGCCCGCCGTATTTAAAACAGTTTCTGTAGCCTTCGCAATTTTAGTAGTATCATTGGCCTTTTGTGTGTCAGTAAACGATACTGTCTCTAATTTTCCTGGCACAATAGCTGCCGAAATATAATCTGGTAGAGCCTCATTTATCATGCGATTAAAATACTCAATCATAATGGACGGGTCTACTTTCCATTCATCAGGGGAATCTGCTCCAGATAAAGTCTCCATTTGTAACCAAATCATTTTATAAATTTCTTGCTCATTAGCTACTGCCTGAATAGACTCTAAATCACTTAAATTAATAAGTGCTTCAAAAATAGGAGTCATTGGTGGTAAAACAGTTTCCCAATCTTCACTTCTAAACTTCAAGCATAAACAGTTAATATCCGGAACAACAATCCATTTTTGACCAGAACTCTGATACTCTTTATACATAGCATCCAAAGGGTCTGGCATATATTCTAAAAGTTCTTGATGAGATCTAAAATAAGAACAGTCAATAGCAAAACTATAATCACCAGTAGAATACTTTCCGGCTATTTTTGCATAATCGGATGGAACTTGCCAAATAAAAATACCTGTATCATCATAGATAACAACACCATAAAACACATCTTGAATAAAACAATTTAAATATGCATTGCGCATCTCTTGTTGTAAATTCATTTTTTCTAACACGTTAAGGGTATCATTATATGACTTTAACATCTTCGTAGCATCGCCACCTTTAACCAAATCGTATGGTGGAATTACTCGTCTAGCATATAAACAAAACATATCTGCGTAAAAATTCATTAATCTAGCATATGTTTGAGATCTGTAGTATAAATACCATGAAAGACTTCTAAGATTTTTCTCATTAGATCCTAAATTAGAAATATAGGAACGCAACGTTTCCCGATTAAACGTACTAATACTTTTTGTTGCAGTCTTAGTGACATCTTTTAATGGTTTTGCTGCACTTTCTGTCATGGCAAAAGTCTTAATTGCATCTTTATTCTTCTCATAAAATTCCCTAACTTCAACCGCAGTAGGTTGTTTCTTTACGTTAGAAGGTGTCGTAGTAGTCACCTCTGTCTTTTCCATTTTTCGTGCCATTCGGACACCTCCTTTATATTAATTAACCCACCGGGTTGCGCATTGTTAAGAGGCGTGGTGGGTTCTGTTTATTTAATCATTAAATGAAGATAATCGTCTCGCCGGACGAATTGTAAGCTGAGAGACGAGATTCCCAAAATCTTGTTTTGGTTTTAATTTTAATGCTAGTTGTTGAGTAACATAATAATTATATTCAAGAGATGAAAATCTATCCTTTCTCATTCCTGCTCGTTCTTTTAACTTAACACGATTATTAACAATTTCATGTTCAAGATTAATCATTTCATTAATTAACAAACTTGTTTGCACATATGGCAATTTTAATCTTGCCTGCTCACTTGCAGACATTTTAGAATACCCGCTTGTTTTCTTAATGCTATCTTCAATGTCAAATTCAGAAGCAAGAAAGTTTATATTGCCATTCTTAATACCTGCTCTCAAAAGAGTAGCGGCAGAAGAGTTAAATTCTGCATTAGCCTTAACAGTCCAAACAACCTTGTTGGCATTTTTTGCGGTACAACGGCTTGCCATATTATCATCATTACAGCTACACATAGCAGTATAAGTTTCACCGGTAGTCGTATCATATTGCTCTTTGGTGATAAAATCATAAACACCTAAACCATTACCTTGACAGTCTAATACCAAGTCTGTACATTTATACTTATAGAAATATCTCATAATAATAATGCCAAGCTCGTCTGTTTTAAGACCTTCAAATGTTTCTATATAAACAATATTGCTAGTATAAGAATTGTTATTTGTAGGTATCGCTACGTTAATCACGATGGCAGTAGCATCGTTTGCATGTTTTTTAGTTGCCATAAGAGCAACGTCCACCGACATAATTCGTTTTTCTCCATATGCCAACTCAGGGATATTAACCCCTCGTTTATCATACATATCAAGAGAGTAGTAAGCATTTTTAATTTTTCTATGTTTTGAAATATCATCATATCTAAAGAAAGCACCATCAGAATCTCCATACCAAAGTGCTCCCATTTCCATAGAGAATGCAATTTCATCGAAATCGTCTTCTGACATTTCATCCTCTACTTGTTCTTTTTGCAATAAACCTTCTTTGATTGCAAGCTGATACGGTAATCCGCAGCAAAAATACTTACGTTTATCATCAAGCATATTTGCAAAATAAGCTTTTGTTTTATCATATGCCCAATGACTCTGATAAAAGGCAGAAGACATATATACTTCTGAGTTTCGCTCTTGTAAATGAGCATATTCTGGCTTAGATAAATATCCTGGCATTCTTGTTGTTGTCAAAAACTTACGTAATACGGTATTGATAACATTTAAATCTACCATTCTAAACTCGTCCACAACTATAATATTTGCACGATTATGACGGGCATTATCATTACTTGTTACAATATTTATCCAAGAACCATTATGAAAATCCACTCTGGCATTATTAACACTAGAAGATATGAAGCTAATTTCGTTTCTTAAATTTTGCGACCCCCATGAATAATTCTTTAAGAAATCTGTTTCTATTTTAGTAATAACTTCTACTGCCTGCGATTTTACACCGGAAGCTACACAAATCTTTGTACCCGGATATAAAATGCATCTGACTACACAATAAAGGCTAGTCAACCAAGTTTTTCCAGATCCGCGGCTGGCTATGTAAAGAAAATTCGTACTTACCATCATCATATAGATAAGTATCTTTTGAAACAGTTTTAAATTCATGTTCAAAAATTCTTTTACGAATCTTTGTGGATTTTTTCTATAGAATGCTGCCCAATACCCGATACCATCCATTAAGCGTTCCGATTTTTCTTTTTGGACTTCGGAGATAGTTTTTTTATTATTCACCATAATACCACCTACTCTTCATCTTCCAAACTTCCAAACACTCTATTAAAGATATCTTCACTATCTTCCTCATCGTCATACTGAGGTTTGGTAACAGTAAATTTTTTCATGAATCTTTCATAAATATGAGTAAAATTATTTTTTAAGCCAAGCATCTTCGAGGCGTGACCTTTAAAGAAAACGTCAATATACAACCCTATCTTATCAACATCTTCTAACTCCGGATCTATTTCTGGCAGAG